TCTACCGACTGAGCTAATGAACCGAGTGGTTCATGTCGCCAGGCTTCTACCGAAACCCGAGCTAATGAACCTGTTGTTCTCATCCACGAGAACTATACCCCATGTGGGGATCGAACCCACGATCTTCAGCTAATTTCTTCGTCGCTACACATACGATCTTAGAAGGCTGACGCGTTATCCACTGCGCTAATGGGGCATACCCTACTACTTTCACCACCCTTTAGATTAAGGCGTCGACTGCATCGGATTCAGCAACAACACAAGAATCCCTGCAAATGTAAGGCATATCCCTACCATGTGTCGCGTAGTATACGACTCGTTAAATATAAAATATCCGACCAAGAACAATGCAACGAGTGAGAACGCCTTCATCAAGATGTTGTTAATAAACGGCGTATTGAAATGCTTTTCCACATGAAAAAACATCAGCGACGATATGACTGTAAAGAATGATAACAAGATCAACGCGCTAATCTGCGTATAGGACAGTTTGCAGCAATTGTCATATGTTCTCTTAACAAGATGATTGTCAAAGAAATAGATGTACGTAAAATACACAATAATAAAGAGCGTTATAAAAAATGAATTGAGAAACAGATAATCTGCCGGCTCAAGTGTATTCAGGATATGTTTCCTGAAATACGGGCGACTTGACCCCATCATAGTCAGTCCCAGAAAATACGGCAACATCCCTTATTATGAGAACAGAAGTTTGTCCAACGTTGTTTGGACACAAAATACACGATGCAGCACAATCCCCAGAATAAACAGACCTCCTACAGTGTACAATACGGGCCAGTTAAAAAACCAGGCCACGACGAAACCTGCTAATACTGTTAGGACTACGTCGACGATCGCCAATCCCATAAATCGGTAGGAATGAGCACCCGTGCCAGGAGCTCCAAACAGATCCTTATAAGGACATTGATCCGTCATTCTACATTGGATGGACCTAATTAAATACTCCTTATGAATTGCCAACGCATCTCCTGACAGATCTTCTGCCACACTTGATCCTGCTGATAGAGTTTTTCCCGCGACTTCAACAGCTGAAAGCACGGCAAGAATTCGTCCATTTCCAGCAGCTGGCAGAGTTTGTACAGCACATACGGATAAGAAAGAAAATTTGACCGGTTCGCAGGACAGTACTTGATGAACGCCGGCTGGATCTCCTTAAACATATGCTGCAGCTTCTCCTCCATTTCCTTTGACAGCGTAAGCATTGTCATCTGCTGCTGGATCCGATTCTTGATCTGCTGCACATGATCATACATTTTCGAAAACTTCAGTTTCTGTAAGACTTCACGGATCTTATCTTTCTTGACCTTCTTCGGATCTGAGATACGCTCCTTACGCAACTCCCTCATAACCGCTTCAACGATATCCTGTGGGATATCCGTATTTTCCTTGGCCTGGAATTGTGCCAGCCACTCATTAAAGTGATTAATCTTCTTATACGCGAAATACGTGATCTCCCGTGGTGGATCCTTGTAGCTCGGCTTTTCCGAATCAATCAGAATGAATTCTTCATGACCGCACTTCGGGCATCCAAGCAGCGCCTCATTCTGATAGAAGGTCATTTCGACTTCGCACGAGGGACAGGTGCCCCATCCTTGCTCAATACCGGAACCAGGCATAATACCACTCTTGATCGCAGATGGTTCAATGATCGCCAGATATTTCTCCAACATCTTGTCGCGATTAAGCCCATCGGATGAATCAATGTTACTCGCCTTCTGCCGAGTCTTTAGTTCTTGACTAACAGGACTTGGGATCACAGGCTCTGTAAAGTAGCTTAACACCGAATTCGTAGGCATTCGAATTGGTGTCGCAGCAGGACCAGCTGGCAGCCCTTTCGCCAATGATTCCTGTGCATCGAAATACTGGAACAACATGTCACCGACTTCCAGGAAATAGTCGAGGCGCTGATCATCTGCCGCAATACCCTTAATTTTCTTGCGCATTTCGTCCACCGAATCGCTCAACTGCCGCCATTCATCCGTAAATGCGGCCGATTCTGGTAGATCATCCAGCCGGCGTTCGAGATCTGCCAGTTCTGCCTCAAGATCTGTAAGAGACTGCTTAGTAGAAACAAACTCCTTCATTTTATGTTGGTGATACGCTTCTAATGTTGTTGCCACCCGTGCTTTCGTATCGCTAATTGTATCGCTAACAAGTACATCGCGTATAGACATAACCTGGTCTTGTCAGTGGCCGCTAGGCTTTAGATCTACTTGCCCGGTAAAAAAGGATTAAAAATCAAAAGGCCCGTGTAGAGATGACCCAAGGTGGATTGATGCAGCTTGTCGCGTACGGCGCCCAGGACGTCTACCTAACAGCAAACCCGCAGGTTACGTTTTTCAAACAGTTGTATCGTCGACACTCGAACTTCGCAATGGAATCAATTGAGCAGACATTTAACGGCGTGGCCAATTTTGGTAAGAAGGTGCAGTGCGTGATTTCCCGCAACGGTGATCTGATTCATCGCATGTATCTACAGGTTACGCTACCGTCTGTTGATCTAAATGATCCCTCCGTAAGCGATTCGTCGGGCGATCAGTTCCGTTGGCTTAACTGGGCGGGACATAATCTGATTAACAATGTATATCTTGAAATCGGTGGTCAGCAGATGGATAAGCATTATGGCGACTGGCTCCACATTTGGAATGAGCTCACTCGTACGGCAGGAAAGCAGGCCGGCTACGCGGAGATGGTGGGGAATGTGCCTGAATTAACGAATCTGATTACAAAAGTCGGTCCGGATGGCGGCTGCACGAATCAATGCGTGGGCGGCGATCCGCATTCGAGTGCCGAGGCCCGCAGTTGTTGCCCCGAGTACACCCTCTACATCCCTTTCCAGTTCTGGTTTAACAGGCACGCGGGGCTCGCACTGCCACTTATCGCGCTACAGTATCACGAAGTGCGTCTGACACTCGAAATGAATCAGCTTCAAAATCTCATCTGGACAAACAACCCGCTTATCCTGGATGCCGTGAATGCCACGGGTATAGTTGCAGCGTCGATCTACGTAGACTACATCTATCTGGATACAGATGAGAGGAGACGATTTGCACAGGTGGCGCACGAATATCTGATTGAGCAGCTGCAGTTCACGGGCGACGAATCGATTACATCGGCCTCCAACAAAATCAAGATGGCGTTCAATCATCCGTGTAAGGAAATCGTGTGGGTCGTGCAGCGCGATTCGTTCATTACATGTAATCCCGCTGTCATTGATCCGTGGAAGGGACAGCAGCCGTTTAATTATTCGGATTATTGGGATCGCGCGGCTCTCGAATCGGGATACGCAATTTCGACCGTGGAAGGATTGGCCGGATGGAACCCAACTGCTGTCGCGAATATCCAGTTGAATGGACAGGACCGATTCAGTCAACGTGAAGGGCGGTATTTCAATCTGGTCCAGCCATTCCAGCATCATACAAATATTCCCGCGGTCGGCATCAACGTGTACTCGTTCGCACTCAATCCGGAGGATCACCAGCCGAGTGGCACCTGTAATTTTTCCCGTATTGATACGGCGTCGATGCAGCTCACCGTCACGAACAATACGGTTGGTAACGGGAATACTGCGAAAGTCCGTATTTATGCAACGAATTACAACGTACTTCGCATTATGGCGGGTATGGGAGGGCTAGCGTATAGCAACTAAAAGTAGCAGAGCTGCTTTTTGTTAGCAAACTGAGGCCGATGTTAACTAGCCTTTTGATCTACTAACTAAAAATAGCCTAGTCGCATTTCTTAACATCTTCTAGACTGCCTCCTCTTCCCGGTGAATCTCCCCGGATCTCCCGGATCAGGACCAGATCCGCCAAAAAAAATTAGATCCGTAAAGTATAAGCAATGACTTCTGGAGGCCTCATGCAGCTCGTCGCCTACGGCGCCCAGGACGTGTACCTGACGGCGAACCCCCAGGTAACTTTTTTCAAGCAGCTGTACCGTCGCCACTCGAACTTCGCCATGGAGTCCATCGAGCAGACCTTTAACGGTGTGGGCAACTTCGGCAAGCGTGTGCAGTGCACGATCTCGCGTAACGGCGATCTGATCACCCGCGTGTATGTGCAGGTGACGCTCCCTGCCATTGACAGTGCCACCATTGGTGCGGGCAACGCGTTCTCGTGGGTGCCCTACCTCGGCCAGTACATGATCAACAACGTGTATGTTGAGATTGGCGGCCAGCAGATCGACAAGCACTACGGTGAGTGGCTGCACGTGTGGAATGAGCTCACGCTTCCCGCGGGCAAGGAGCTGGCCTACCTGAACATGGTGAACGGCTATGGCGGTGCCGCGCTGACGCCGGATGTGAGCTGCAATGCCTGCCAGACGGAGCTGGATGTGTCGGATGCCAAGGTGATCGCCTGCCTGAACCCCCAGCTGGCCAACTTTGGTGATGATTGCGCACTGGCCGATGCCACTATTCTAAACTTCACTGAAGGGAGTGTGCTCAATGGCTGCATCCCTGAGCAGACCCTGTACATCCCTCTGGAGTTCTGGTTCAACAGACACACGGGTCTCGCGCTGCCTCTGATTGCGCTCCAGTACCACGAGGTGAAGATCAACGTCGAGTTCGAGAACCTGCAGTACCTGTGCAACGTCTACGCCGATCCTACCGGCGCCACCGGCCCCCAGACCAACCAGGCTATCGTGAATGCGGTTGGCAACCAGGGCATGGTCGCATGCTCTCTGTATGTCGACTACATCTACCTCGACACGGAAGAGCGCCGCCGCTTCGCCCAGGTCGCCCACGAGTACC